GTAAGCATTGATTCTTGTAAAAATCTTGCCGCTCCATGAGCAATGACTCCGTCGCGTTCCATTTCACCTATTCTTAGTCCACCATCATTCGCTCTTCCACCTACTGTTTGACGTGTTAGTTGTTCCATTTTACCTTTTGCACGATAATTAATCTTGTCTTTCACCATATGTTTCAATCTCATATAATAAGTTGGCCCAATAAATATGTCCGCTTGAATCTGTTCTCCAGTCATTCCATTATATAACAACTGATTTCCACTTGAATTATATCCATTTTGCGTTAATATTTTTCCGAATTGCTCATGTTTTGACCCCTTGTTAACAAAGGCGGTACAATCGCCATATCCACCTGTATTTACGCACGCTTTTCCCATTAATGTTTCTACCAATTGACCTATCGTCATTCTTGACGGCAATGCGTGTGGATTTACAATAATATCGGGACGTATGCCATCCTCGGTAAAGGGCATATTTTCTTCGGGAATAACTAACCCAACCGTACCTTTTTGACCGCAACGACTACAGAATTTGTCTCCAATCGCAGGAATTCTCTCTTCGCGTATTCTTACTTTTGCCAAACGAAACCCTTCTTCGTCTTCCGTCATAAATGTCTTGTCCACAAATCCTAACTGTCCCTTTTTAGGATATACGGATGCGTCTATGCTAATATTTGGATTCGCCAAATTTGTTTGAACTTTACCAATAACCACTTTTTTGTCATCCATCTCCGTATTTTCTTTTACTAACCCGTATTTGTCAAGAGTGCTATAATCATATCCATACTTTTTACCCTCCACTGTAGCGTCCTCTATATTTTGAAAGTGCGTATCAATCGTATTATCTCCTACTTTTGAACTTTCTTCACGTGTTTCATACATATTATAATAGGTGGTGCGGAACATACCGCGTTTTAAGGAGCCCTCGTTAAACAAAATGGAATCTTCCACGTTATATCCACCATATACCATGATAGCCACAATCACATTTTCACCGTAAGGATGTTCTTCATTATTAATATATTGTAAATATCTACTTTTTACTATAGGTAACTGTCCATAATTTAACACAACACCCATTTTATCTATTCGCGAAAAGAAATTAGAATGATAAAGAGAAACCGCTTGTTTTGCCTGGCCACAGAAAAATAAATCTCTCGGCAATTGGTTATTCTCGGGAAAAACAACTTGATTTCCCATTACACCTAATATTAACGATGGATGAATTTCAACGTGAGTATAGGGTTTTTGTTGATTTAATTCATAATCGATTGATATTAATGCTGTTTCTTCTTCTGATGTATCCAAGTAATCAATTATTCCTTCAGTGTTTTCCAATTTATCAAAATCGTCCGTATCGTATAGTTCGTTTATTTTGTAAAATTTACAAGTGTTTACGTCATAATTTTCGTCCTTCTTTTTAGCAAACCCACTAATTAAGTTTGACCAGGTAAACGTGTTATTATTTAGTTTTTCCCATACTTCTTTTCGTTTGAAACTAGGTTGTTTCTTATCATTCACGTAAAATACGGGTCTACATAATCTGCCCGAGTCAGTAAAAATAGTCAATTCATTCTTTTTAATATTCCAACTTACACTTGTATATATAGGTAATAAACCATTTCGCTTATACTTTTTTACTAGACGTATCGTTTCTTGTGGGGCAGTAATAACGCCGACCCAGCTACCATTCACTATTACTTTGGTTGCACTAAATAAATATTGACTTCTACATTCCTCTAGCAACTTCATATTACAAATACTTCGCATAAATTTCATCATAGGATAGCTTGAACAGCCACTTGTAATATGCGTTGATATAGCCATATGCTTATGAAACCCGATGTTTCCACCGTCTGGCGTATCAACCGGGTCAATAATACCCCACTGTGAACCATGTAATAATCGTGGCTTTACAACTTTGGCACTCGAGTCCATGGGTAGGTTGATTTTTCTTAAATGAGAGATGAAACTATTATAGGATAATCTATTTAAATCTTGTACAACCCCTACTTTCTTGGTATGCTCTTCGGCACCCCAATTACCTTTGAATGCCTTTTTAAATCCGCTCTCGACAACTCTTTCGTTAAATATTCGTTCATAATTGTTAGTGATTAAATCTTTGAATGATTCGTTTTGATAAATGGTTTTTGATTTTTTCATGTTATATTCACTATCTAATCGTAGTTTAATATTGTCTTGTTGTAGTTTGAAATACTCTTTAAACAAATCATATAACAACATGCCTGGCACCTCTACACGCTTAAATTTAAAACTGTCTCTATCGGTAGGTGCTTCCAACTTAGTAAATACCAATAACAAACTATGTACAATATAACCCAAATAATATGCCTTTTGTTGAAAGTTCAGTTCGCCAATATTTGGTAAGAAATAGTTCATTAAAATGTCTAGAACATAGTTGGTAGTATGTCCCTTTGTAAACGTTTTAATATATTCTAGTGCGGTCTCTTGTGTAAATATTTTTCCCGCGTCGTGTATAGAAGGAATAAATAAATCTACCATAGAACTATTTGCTTCCAAATCCAATAAACAATATTCAATGATTGCCTTGTCAGATATTATACCCAATGCTCTAAATACAATAAATAATGGAATTGGCTTTCTCACATTTGGTATATTTACAACAATTTGATTATTTGAATATTGCGTTGTAGGTGCCACTATTCTGACTGATAAAGTCCTTTCTGGTTTAGACGCGTCCTCAGATACAGTTCTAATATCTGCCCCGTGGCTATATATATCATTGTAATTGTCTCGTATGTAAAGCATGTTGTCCGCGAATTTTTCTTGGCTAATTATTAGTTTTTCCTTTCCATCAATAATAAAATACCCCCCATAATCATTTCTACATTCTCCCATATTGTAACGAACTTCTCTATTTAGACCATTTAATATACATAAATCGGACTGAAGCATGATAGGAAACCTGCCTAGAAATAGTTTCTCATATGTATTACTTGATTCTTGTATCTTACCATCGTCGTTTATTATTTTAAATTCGACTTCTAAATCATAGTGGATTGCTATACCATAATTCATATTTCTTAATCTGGCTTCATTTGGATACATAAAATGTTCGCGGTTATCATCATATATAACTGGTTTTCCATAATATATTTTTGACCCATCTTTACCACCTAAATATAATTCACATCTGTATTTGAATTCATTCGTATCTGGATTTTGCTCCTTTTGAAGAATGATTGGGTTTTTCTCTTTAAAGACACTTTTCATACCAGTTCTGAAAAAATCGTTATAAGAATCAATATGATGCTTCACTAATACTTGCGGATTGTCATAAAAAAATTTTTCGATAATGTTCCATGTCGCTATATTATATTTTATACTCATGTGTTATAATATATCATAAGTATATTTTTTTATAATGTTATTTTTAACATATATATCTTTGTTTTAGATTTCATAAAATATGAATATGAATATGAATATGTGAAATATTTTAGCAATATACTATATACGATGAATATTATGAAAGGTCTAAATTTGTCGCAGCATATGATTTTAATATGCTTTGTAATGATTGTTATAGTGTACGTGCTATATTATTTCTTAACGAGAAATCGTCAGGTTGAAGTGTATAAATATACAGTAAATGATTTACAAAAAAATTCGCATACCACTACATTACAAGAAAATAGTACATACACGAATCATATTCATGCGGATTTATATAATAATGATGGGACCAATGGAGGTCTTGTGTCTTCGGTCAATCAACATATAATAAAAAATAATGTAAACCACGTTACTACACTTACAACGTATAAAACGAAATATGGAACAGTGACATGTAATATATATTACGAAACAGCTCCAAATAAACATTATTTATATGGAAACGTAACAGATGTAATTAGTGAAAATGAAACGGGCGATTATGCTGGAAAAAATGTACATATTCATATTGAAGGCAAAGAGAATGGGGACCGTGTCGTCACTATTATAAGCGAAAACAAGTTTTTAATCAACTAGATCCATGATAATTAAAATTCAATTATATCGTTGAATTTTAATTGTATGTAAAATGCTCGTCTATGTAAAAATGTAATATATTTATACTTATTCTTACTGAATTACTATAACAGTAGAATTTTGCTTAACCATAAATAAACCTAATGCTACAAAATAAAATAGTATTGGGAAAAACACTAAAAACCACGAAATACTAGCATAGCCGTTCTTACAAAGCGAGTCTAAAATTATGGTTACAAATAACAAGTAACCAAACTTGACAATATAAATTAAAAACAGATTGTCTACAGGGCATTCGAATTCGCCCATACAAAATTTGTTACTATTTCCCATGTTGGAAAATATCATTACTAACAGCGTAAACATACTAATAAGAAAATATATCATCGCAGGAGTACACATTTTTTTTAATGATGGTAACATTATGATATATTTGAAGAAAAAAATATGGAGCGCAATTATACGCAAGTTGGAATCAGAATTTAAATTTTGCCGACATTTGTATTTGCGTCAATATATATTTGTTTCACATTAGGAGGGGCTGCTAGTCCTTTGAAGGCAGACATTTCATCATTGATTGGCTGATTTGTCGGGTAAGGATTTTGACTCAATGGTTGATGTTTTCCAACTAAATCAAAATAACCACCATTTAATCCATATTGAGCACCTCTTCCTAAATTAACAATTTCTTGAAAAAACCCGCCTTTTTGACCTTTTATTGGCTTTCTCATCTTTCTTCCTCCATTCATAGGAGGAAATATGTTATTATCGTCACTTGTTGACCTGGCCGGTTCAATACCACCCACAACTATTCCACTCGGGCTTACAGCAAAATGGTTTGACATGGTAACCCCACTTGTATTTATACCTTGACTTGCTCCAACTCCTGGCCAAGTCGCTTCATTCCCACCTTGCCATGAATAACCAACTGGTCCGGCAGATGGACTTGAAACCATACCTCCCTTCATTTTTTTTACCCCACCAAAAAAAGATCTTCCTCTATTATGTCTCCCTCTACTGTGATGATGGTCTATATATTTTTTATGCGCATTATGATGTTTTTTTAATGAAACGCGCTTCATGTTTTTGCGTGAATTTTTGCGTGCGTGTTTTGCCGTTTTTTTATGATATTTTTTGCCCATTGTTTTTTTAGAAGGCTTCTTTCTCATTATTTTTCTCATTGATTTCACCATAATATAATATATGTATATATAATTAATTAATTAATTATTCTATATCGACATGAGTTAATAAATGTCTTCTACAACACATTTTATTTAATCCTAACTTGTCTAAAACCTCTCCTTCTGGTGTTTTGTCTACAAAATCTTCGGTTAAATATACTACCTTGTCTACTTCCATACCGCGAGCCATTTTTAATTTTCTGACTTCTTTTTGGTAATATTGATACTTATTACCAAGTACTTTTCCACAGGTAAAACACTTTACAGGTATAATCATGTTGAGTTATATATACATTATATTAAATTATATATAAATCAATTTTTTTAAATATTATTAAAATCGCACTGGTTCATAATGTCCGCCGGTCCATTGTAATTCAATTGTTTGAATAATATCAGATGATACTGGCA